TTAGGATTATAAGGCCGCAAATATACCACAAGTCGAGTTGTTACCAGCATGTATTCCTCGAGGTCTGTCGTCTCTATCTTCCAAGTAACCGTTAACTATATTAGGCGCTGAGCTAAATGAATATATTTCACCAGTTTTGACTAGATGTACATATGTACCGTTTAGGTCAGTATATGTTGGATCATTGAAGAACCTATCTATATTTGTGAAGTATTTCTTTGTCTTATTATCATCGAAGCCGTTATCTTTTGGGTAATCGAGTAAGTCATATGTTAAATCTATTAGAGTTTCATCAAATTGTATAAACTTGAACATTCTATCGCACATATCGTCAAATTTCATCCAATCGACTGGGTTCACGGTAGTGTGACAATTAAGAAATCTATTTAATGACATACATGAATTTTGTATCGATTTCGATGACCATTCATATTCCTTGAAAGGGTTGCCTGTTCCTAAATCCACGAGAGAAGAACCTGTTAGTGTGACCTATTTTCCGTCGTTAGCCATTCTTGCCGGTATCCATTCGTACTAATTCTTTATGACCATGGGTTCATCAAAATCTGCTAAGGCTTCATTCAAATAACTGAGTTGTTAAGTTACTAAATCAAACCATTCACCAGGAAACATGTTTCTATTCAAAAGGCAAAATTATCTAAAGTTCTTGTGCATGTAATAGTCATCAACTTTGATCGATGTCTAATTTCCACAGATGAGTACACTTATCTTGGGTTATTTTGTTTTAACTAATTTAACCGCGTCACTAAAGTTTCTAATTAGTGAACTGTTATTAGTTAGTTGTTCATTGTGTATTTGTTTGTACAATTTTAACCCTTCTCCTGAACCTTTCATTTTATAAGCTATTCCTTCGGGATTCATGTCATTTGATATTACCTATAGCTTTTCCTCTTGTTGTATCCTTACTTTCTATTCGTGTTAGAAATCTTGAATTTTACCGCATATTAGCCTAGAATTCTCATTATTAGTCATTTGTATGATGTTACTACGCGGATAATCTATTGAAGCAAAAAATTTTATTGAATCTAAGAATCTCGCGTAACCAGGAACTTGAATCTGTATCATTAAATTATGGAATCTTTAAAAACGTGAGATAAAAGGCGTTTGATTCTGTGTTGATATGACCATACGGAATTTAAAACCTAAGTACCACTCAGGATGAAGTATGAAACAAATTATCAAGTATAACATTTGAAGTAAGTAGCTGATTAACTATACGTCACCGTAACTGACTAAGAAATAAAGTTCGTTAATCTCTATTTTGAGCATCATCCAAAACAAAACTGTAATTAAATAAACAAGTATGTGTCTTAGTAATCTATAAATAGTTAGCCATCGCCATTTGTCAGGGCGGCTATGAACGAATGTTGTTATATATTTTCTTATGCGTGTATCTAACGTCTCTTCCCAGAACAACATGTCTTATGTATTATCAGGATCCATAAATTAAAAGGAAAATCTGAAATCCATGTCGTCTTTGAATGTCCAAAGTTATGTGTGTGACGCAGCTATTTACTGTCCTGTATATAATGCTCCTTTTGCAAGTGCCTAGGACTGTTCGTTGATATAATAATCCTGTATTGAATTCGTAGTATTGAAACCGAATTATGGTTATGGTTCCACTCTAATTCTCTAAAAACGCAAAAAACCTGTAACAATTTAACTCCAACCGAATTTATAAGGGTTGTTTTCGTTACTGATGTATGTGTTCAAACCTCTATAAGGTTTTTGTGAATTCCATTTGATATGAATTAATGAATCTGTTTTCTGATTGTATGATGGTTACTCTTATCCAGATTGTATTGCGTAAAACCCTTCATTAAAAGGCATTTTGTAAGATCCTGGAATGTTGCAGAATTCAAAAACTGAGAAGTAGGTGTAACGTGGTTGATCTTACATGTAAAGGTGATCTAACACACTGTTTTAAAGTGGTTAATCATAATCAACGTACCCTATGTCCCCTCCTTGAAACATTAAAGCCTGATCGTATTCGAAAACGATATCTGTTAATCTGTTCACTCTTTTCCTTAACCAAGTGTTAAAAGCTCCCTAATATATGTTAACTTCCTAATCGTCAATGCACGCAACGACCACACTCAATCTGTAGAACCCATTCTCTAATAATTTCCTTCTAATCTTATCGAAAGCTTATGGCATTTGATCTTACTACATTAACCATATATATTTGTGTATGCAATCGATGTCTAAATTATTGAGTACTTCCAACCAGTTTTACCATGCCAATTGTGTTT